ATTTGGAAAAAACGCCAAGCTGATTTTGAAGAAGTCGTTGCAGGTAAAGATGCCCAACTTGTTGAAGGTTACAGCCATCTAAGCAAAATTCAGCTTCGTAATGTGTTGAAGTTTTGTGAGACTGTGGTCAACGACTGTGGAGCATACGTACAGATCAAGAAAGTTGAGCGCAAACCACGCAAAGCCAAACTCATAAGCCCAGAAAAAGTAACCGCAAAATTCAAGTTCCTCAGAGAGTTTGCTGAGCTTAAACTTAAAAGCGAACCGGTTGCCAAACTTGCAGAAGCACAAGAAGCTTGGTTATACGACACCGCAAAACGTAAATTGATACACGTTGTAGCCGATAGTCATGCTGGTAGTTTCCGTGTCAAAGGGTCCAGTGTCATTGGGTTTGATACTGTACAAACACAGCAAAAGACCTTGCGCAAGCCTGCAGAACAGCTCAAAGCGTTTATGTCAGGGGGTAAGCCGGCGGCTAGAAAGTACTTCAAAGATATCAAGAGTACAGAGGTAAAATGGAATGGTCGGAGTAACGAGAACTTGATCATACTAAGGGTCTACTAAATACTGCACTGGAGTGTAGAATGGAAGAGAACACGTTAGCAACACTAAAACAAAATCTCATTGACTATGTTAAGTTGACACTGGGCAACGACATAATTGATTTAGAATTAGACCCTGCCCACTATGAAGCGGCGTACCAAAGAACAATTGGTACCTACCGCCAACGTGCTAACAATGCCTATGAAGAAAGCTACAGTTTTTTAGAACTAGTTGACCAATTGGAAGTCTATACTCTTCCACAAGAAATCATCCAGGTTCGACAGATCTTTCGTAGAACATTTGGTAATAGCCAGGGCCCATTCTCCAGTAGTTACGATCCATTCTCACAGGCCAGCTTGAACGTTTACCTAATGAACTTTAACGTAGCCGGCGGACTTGCCACCTATGATTTCTATAGTCAGTATGTTGAGCTGAGTGCCAAGATGTTTGGCGGGTACCTAAACTACACATTTAACCCAGTGACCAAAAAATTACAGCTGATCCGTAAGCCTGTAGGCACGGGCGAGAACGTTCTGCTTTGGACCTATAATTTGAAGCCTGAGTTTACACTGTTACAAGACTACCAAATTAGTCAGTGGATTCGAGACTACATGGTGGCATCATGTAAGATGATTATTGGTGAAGCTCGTGAAAAGTTTGCCACCATTGCTGGACCACAAGGCGGCAGCACACTAAATGGCGCACAAATGAAAAGCGAAGGCCAGGTTCAAATTGATGGCTTGATTGAACAGCTCAAGAACTATGTTGATGGTAGTCAGCCATTGACCTGGGTAATTGGTTAACAACTCCTAGACCTTTAATTTAATTTCTTGTATAATACACACATGGAACTATACTCATGTGATGTAATGATAGACATTGAGTGCCTGGGCGTTGCGCCGGAAGCACTTATTTTAACTATTGCCGCTGTAGCTTTTGACCCGTTTAGTCATCGCATTGACCACGAGCATTCGCTGTATTTTAGAATTGATCCCGCAAGCCAGCCCACACGTCAAATTGACGAAGCCACTGTTGCCTGGTGGGCACAACAACCAAAAATTGCACAAGAAGAAGCATTCAGCGAAGAGGATCGAGTTCCGTTGGCTGAAGCATTACATAAACTGTCATCATTGATCTGGCGTAGCAAAAGGATATGGGCAAATGGCATTTGCTATGACATGACCATTCTTGAACATGCATACAAGCAGTTGGGTATTCCCTTGCCATGGCAATACTACAAAGTCATGGATGCACGTACTGTTTATAAAATGCTACCCAAAGTGGGCAAGCCACCAAACAATCATCATGCATTCCATGATTGCGTTAATCAAATTGGCATGCTACAGGAAGTGTTTAGCCATTATCGGATAAAAGAATTAGGCAATTAACCGTGGACATGTTTGATCAGCCATATTTGTTGATATCTTTTTATCCTGGCGCTCGCGGGTTCTTGTTATCAAAGTGGCTGTATCAAGAAGGTTTAGTAACTGGTGTTTGGAAAATTAAAAACACAGATCTAAAACTAGACTCAACTAATCATGACATACCTTCTGCGTTTGCGGATTTGATATTTGCCTACGACACAGAAAAAGACAAAGCACTATACACTGAATACAACAAAGAAATTACATCAGCTAACTGTGATTGCAATAAAATAAAGAGTATATTACTACAAAGCCGAGCATGTCCAACCACCACCTTGGTCAGTAAATTTAATGGACCGTGCTTGTTGTTAACACATCTAGGGTCAGATATTGCCCTAGACAATATGCATAAAGTATTTTCAAATTTAACCGTGATAAAGGTTGTATTTGATGATCACGCAGAATACCTAGAATGCCATGAAAGAAAATACGGCAATTTAGATTTTGCGGATAACGAATGGCAGGTCAGCGGGATAGATTATACAAAAGAATACCATAATGGTATTACTGTCAAGTTAAAAGATATTAAACAGTTGAAATTAGATTATTTGAAAGGGTGTTTATTATGATCATTGGTGTATGTGGATTTATTGGCTCAGGAAAAGATACTGTAGCAGACTACCTAGTGAATTTTCACGAGTTTAGACGTGAGAGTTTTGCCAACACTCTTAAAGATGCCGCAGCCGCAGTGTTTGGTTGGGATAGAACCATGCTAGAAGGGCGAACAAAACAAGCCCGTGAATGGCGTGAACAAGTAGATCCGTGGTGGGCAGAGCGGCTGGGCATACCTAATTTAACCCCACGTTGGATCCTGCAATACTGGGGTACGGAAGTATGCCGTAAAGGGTTCCATGATGATATCTGGATTGCTAGTTTAGAAAACAAACTTCGCAATAGTCAGGACGATGTTGTGATCAGCGATTGTCGATTTCCCAACGAGATCAAGTCCATTCGTGATCAAGGCGGAACAATTATTTGGGTTAAGCGAGGTGAGTTGCCCAAGTGGTATAACGATGCTGTCAACGTTAACAACGGTGAACGCAATATGTCCTTTGCCACTAGCAGAGCCAGGTTAGAGAAGTTAGGCATTCATACCAGCGAAACAGCCTGGGTTGGAACCAAGTTTGATTTTGAAATAGACAACAACAGTAGCTTAGACGATCTGTACCAACAAGTCAAAGATCTGGTTCAAGATCACCTTGTTTCCACGGAAGATCACTGAGACGAATTGCTACCACACAGTTTTGGCACACACACTTTAAGTTCCTGGGAGCAGAGTTGTTTAAGTTTCCGTCTAAATGATACACCAATATCTGTGCTTGATATCTTGCTTTAAAGCCACATTTATCACATACTAATTTTTTCTTAAAGCCACTAAACTGCCACCTAGGCACGGGTGGCTTAATTTTTTTGTTTTTTTTATTACAAGTCTCGCATCTTGAACGATAGTGTACCGTACCGTTAGGTGATCGGTAATTTATTGCTTTCGGACGCTGGTTGCAAGCTGGGCATATTGGACGGTTCATAGTGTTATTTAACACGAACCTTTGGCAAAGGGCACCTAATAGGTTGGTTTTCTGGAGTTATCAATAAATATTAATAACTTTAAAAGGAACGGACCATGGCACTAACATCACCTGGCGTACAAGTAACGATAATTGACGAAAGTAATTATCTTCCAGCGGCGACTAACTCAGTCCCATATATTATGGTGGCCACTGCACAAAACAAAATCAGTGGAACCGGAACCGGAGTAGCTGCCGGTACTTTAGCAGTCAATGCAAATAAAACATATTTAATTACTAGTCAAAGAGATTTGGCCGCCACTTTTGGTGTGCCTTTCTTCTACAAAACTTCTGCTGGCACCCCAATCAACGGGTACGAGCTTAATGAATATGGTTTATTGGCTGCTTACTCAGCATTGGGTGTAACTAATAGAGTATACATTCAACGTGCCGACATTGACTTATCTGAATTGACTGCAAGTCTATCACGCCCAGTTGGCGCACCAGTAAACAACACATATTGGTTAGATACCGCTAACTCACTGTGGGGTATATTTGAGTGGAGCCTGACTACAAATGCATTTACTAACAAAGTACCGTTGGTAATTACATCAACTGCAGATTTAGAGTCTGGCACCACTGCTCCATCGCAGAGTTTTGGTAGCATTGGAGATTATGCAGTTAACACAACAGATGTTGCAAATCCAACATACTACAAAAACAGCAGTAACTTGTGGGTATTAATTGGTAGCGATGACTGGAAATCATCATGGCCTACTGTGCAAGGCACTGCCGCACCAGGACCATTGACAGCGGCCAGTACAATTAGAATTAACGGAACCGAAGTAGCAGTTCCAGCCGCCGCAAGCAACACAGTTTCTGGTTTAGCTAACGCAATTAATGCGGCTGCTATTACTGGTGTAACTGCATCAAACTCTAATGGTAAGTTGGAAATTCAAGGCAATAGCACATCAACTAGCGATGGATCAACTGCTGACGGTGGTATTATCACTATCGAAGCTGGATCCGTTGGTGGTGCCGCATTGCTAACACAACTAGGAATCACAGCACGTTCGTACTATGTTCCACGTTTACAACAGAGCTATAGCTACACCATACCACGCTGGAGATCAACAGATGCTGAACCAACTGCAACTGGTTCTGTATGGAACAAAATCAATAGTGTCAATCTTGGTACTAATTTAACAGTGTCAAAATACAGTTCAATACTTGCATCTTTTATTGAACAAACTTGTGCTGTATATCAGAATGACCAAAGCGCAAATAAAACA